CGCCAGCGGGAAGGTGAAGGTGTTCGCATCGATGACGGTGATATTGAGCTTCGGACCGCCGTAAGCCGATGGGGTCATTCCGTACATCCGGATGTTGTCACCAGTCGAGCGGCCGTGGTTCGCGGAGACCACGGTGACGACACCACCAGACCACGAGACAGCAGTATTAGCGAAGCCCTTGGCGCGCAGGAAAATCTGCGAGGTCATATCGGTCCCTGTGAACACGTTCTCGGTGTTCGGCGGCAGGTCGGTCCAGCCCACGCTAGGCTGGTTCGCATCCACGTTACTGTTGTTCTTGTAGCTGGTCTGGATTTGGTAGGTCGAAGCATTGCGGGCAATCAAGCTTACGCGGCTGCTGTCCAAAAGCATCACGCGCAAGGTGTAGCTCGGCGTGGTTGGCACAAATTCGGAAATAGCGGACAGGGTGTTGAGCGGTGTTACAGCATTGGACGCCGACGAAAACGAAGACCAACCACCAACACCCAAAGCCTGCAGCCGGCCGGTGCGCGCCACGCCAGCCGGCTGGGCGTAGAAGATGACAGGCAGCGTCTCGCTCTCAGCGACCGTGCCGTCATCCAGCGTACCGCGATAGCGCGTGAAGGGGCCGCCAGAGCCAGGCGCCGTGCCGTTCAGGATGATCGCTGCGTTGAGCACCTTGGCCGTTACGCTTCCTGGTGCATCAGGTCCGCTAGCTACGCAATCGATCAAGCTCGAAGGCGACACCTGGTTCGATGCATCACATCCGATCAGGCATCCAACGTCCGCCTGCTGCTGCACGTAGGTCAGGCTGTTGACGCCATTGGCAACCGCCGAGGCGATGTTCGACTTCACCGGCGGCACTGCCTTGGTTGTGCGCGTCCATTGCAGCGTGCCGACAACGCCGGCCGGCAGCGTAGCGGTCAGCTTGTTGTTTATACCTGGAGTGCCGGTGATGGTGGCGACAGCACTTCCGCCGACTTTGGAATTAAAAACTGCTACCATTATTTCCCTCCCGCCGTGGTCGATAGCAATGCGGCGCCGGCAGACTTGGCGCGCAGTTGCACGTCCGACCAGCCCAACGTTTCGACTTTCACGAATCCACTCACGCCTGCCGGCGTGCTGGTCACATCCGAGCCAGCGTCGTCACGGCCGTACGCTTCAACTTGACTCAAAGCCAGCTGAATCCATTTCGCGCCGCGGTCTCCACGCACCCACACTTCCAAGCCAGTGAGGGGCGCAACGCTGACAGCGAATGTGATCGTTACGCGGCTGATGGCCGTCACGTCGAATGTCGCGATGACCGCCGTGGCGCCCCCCCCTACGAGCGTGGCTAAATTGGGACCAACGTCCTGATAAACGGTTGTGTAGGTTCGTTTGCTGAAATCGGTGGCCATCGTCTGTCCTCGCTATTCGTTGTTGACTTTGTTGTTGGGCGGATTCGGTACGGCTGCGACGTCTTGTTTCGTCGGCGTGGCACCCTGAGTCGGCGCCGCCCGGATCCCGTCGCGCTCCTCCGCACGAATCTCCTTGACCCGCTGCTTGTGCTTCGCCTCCCAAGGCAACCCATCGAACGCGATACTTTCGGCGTCCTTCGTGCTGATGCCCAGATCGATGCGCTTTTCGGCGGCGTCGACCTCTTTGCTTGGATCGATACTGCCGGGACCGTCACCTGTCCAGACCGCACCACACCAAGCAGCGCGCACCAAGTCGCTGGCGAAAAATCCTGGTGCGCTAATGCGGCCCTCGGCAACCTCGTCGGCCAGCCACAATTCGAAGATCGGCTGGCAGAGATGCGTCGCAAGTTTGTCGCGGTTCTTCCGAAACGCCTTCCATGCCATCAGCAAGGCGGCACGAGCGGCGCTGTAGCTGCTCTGAAAGTGCATCGTCAGCACTTCGAAGGGCATCTCAAGTGCCATGCCGATTTGGCGGACCATCGCGGTCCAGAAAGGATCGAACGCCGGGTTCGGCCGGCCTGGCGTGGTGGTCTGCACTTCTTCACCGGGCAACAGGTTGACCGCTTTGCCCGATTCCATTTCACCGCTCCAGCTGCTCGCCTTATCAACGATCACCCCTTGCGCATCCTCGTCGAACATGTCTTGGAACGCTTCAGGGTCCATCTTGATGAAAACGCTGAACATGCCGCTGACGACCGCCGCATTCAATTCGGCATCGCTCCAGCGGCCCAGCTGCTTGAGTGGTTCGATGATCGGTGCAATCCAGGGCACGCCACGTACTTGGCCTGGCCGTAGCACGTCAAACAGGTGAATGACATTGAGGCGCCCGGTACTGTCGCCACGCACGACGCGGCGCTCCCAGCTGTTCGCGCCGGCGCCATCGCCAGGATGCTTCTTGGAGATTTGAATCGCGACTGCTTCGCCCGTTGCAGCGCTGATTTCAACGCCATCGATTAGCGTGTCGGTATTGGCCTCCCTGTTCGGGTTCGATACACGGTCGGCTTCGACAACCTGCAGTGCCAGCACAGGCTTCTTTCCCGTTCGGGCAACGCGAGGTGTAATGACGAAAGTGTCGCCGCTCTCCAGCATAGACCGGTAGCTGAGATCCTGGAGTCCGTAGAAGTTGAGGCGCCGATCAACAGAGCAGTCCAGGGAGTTCGCCCACGCGTCGTACTTGAACTTGGTGTCAGCACTCCAGGCGGCTGCTTCCTCTTCGCTCAGTCCGAGTAGCAAGGCGTTGATCGATGGCGTGTAGGAAAGGCCCGTGCCGACGACGCTACTGACTTTAGTGTTCAGGGCGCCCAACGCAACTGGAGCATTGCGCATCTGGTCGCGGCTGCGTGCACGCAGTGTCGGCAGATCGCGGATAATATCCGTCGTTGGCGAACCGCCCATGGGGAGGTAGCGGCTCAGCGCGGCACGATCAAGCCGCGCGCCGGTGTAACCGCCGGCGACGGCAAGCTGCGCTCGGGACGCCAAACGATGGGCGGCGCGCTGTGGAGACAGGTAGGCGATCGCCTTGTCCAACAGATTCTGCTGCACAAGCGGATTCGATCGATCCGCCATATCAACCTCCCGCCACGAGCGTACGGCTGCGGCTTCGGCCCGATGCCCGCGCACCAAGTTCGCCGACCCGGCGACTCCACGTGCTGATGCCGGCCTGTATCTGCCCCAGGTCCGCCCGGGTCAGCTTGCGGCCAGCGATTTCGTAGCTCTGGCCGGTGAGCGCCGCCGTCTCAGCGGCCAAGTAAGCGGCGAGCTGGGCCTGCGCCTGTTGAAGCGTAATTCCTGCCATTGCAGTTCCTTTCTGGGATCGATTGGAACTCTATGGCATCTGCCCGGAGCAAAACAGGGCAAATTGAGACGTTAATCAGCGCCCTTCTTCATCAACCGATACAACGACGCGCGGCTGATCCCATGCTTCGCCGTCACTTCCTCGGTCGGCATATCCGTTACTCCATCGGCAAATGCCTCGGCGCGCTCCACCCGCGTGAGGTGCTTCTTGCGCTTTGGGATGCGGACGCGCAGGCCGCCGTATTCCGCGCGAATCTTCGCCTCAATCAAGTGCGCCGTGTTCGCGTCTAATCCCTCCGCCTGGCAGGCCCGCAGGATGACCTCAACGATATCCGGATCTGGATCAAGATTCATGCGCCACCTCGTTTGGTCCCCTTGAGTGAGATGCGCCCACGGGTCACGCGCGGTGCGGCCTTCTGCTGCGTTGAAGCTTCGCCGATATGTTCTGCTTCCGGCGGCGGATCGCCGCGTTCTATCTTCTGCAGCGACGCATCGTGCGCGACGATGATCTCCACCGGTACCGCTGGCGCGGCCGGCGCCGGCAAGACGATCTCCTTAAACAAGTCGAGGTTGTCGGGATTGAGGCGCCTATGCATATTCTCCCAGTACAGGTCGCTCTTCTTGTGCAGTCCGAGGTGGTGCGCAACGGCGAGGTTGTAGACCATCAGGTCCAATGCTTCGTTACGGTCGCCGGACTTCTTGTCCCACGAGCTGAACTTGTGGCCACGCCGATACTTCGTCACGCGATACTCCGCAGTTAGCTGCTTGAAGTAGTCCTCGGTCAGGTTGTTCGCAAAGTGGATCGCGCCCGGCCCGCCTTCGAGCTTCCAGCGACTGGCAAGGTAATCTTTCGCCGTGTCGGTTCCGATAAACCAAAGCTGGGCGCCATGCTTTTCCACCTTGCCGCGCGCGTTAACGTCGACCAGCGTCGGCTTTGAACTGATGATCGGTTTGTTGGGGCGGGACGCGCCCTTGATGGCAAACACGTGGTTGCGCCGCTGCGTGTACGTAAAATTGTAGACCTCCTGGGTGTGCGAGCCGCCGGAGTCAACGAAAGCGCCATCGATGCCCAGCACTTCGCCGCCGGCATGCCGGTACACTCCCTGCAGCAGCTTCAACGCCCTTTTCCAGGTGGCCTCGTCCGCCGGATCGCCGTGCACGATCTGGTAGTCGACGACCCAGCATTCCATCCCGCGCCCCCACGCGACGACCTTGAACTCCAACCGGTCACCCTGGGTGTCGATCGAGGCGGTTAAGACCATGCCGCCAGCGGGCACGAATCCCAGCGGATACAAGCTCCCTGCCGCGCGCTTCATCAGGTCTTCGTGTTTTGTCTTCTCCTTCGCCCGCGCCCACACGCGCGCCAGGCGGGTGTTGTAGAAGGTGATCATCAACGTGTCATCCCCGGCGTCGAGCTTCTCTTTGGCGGCGTTGTACTCTTTCATCAGCACCAGCCATGGCACCCAACCGTACGGCAGGAACATACCGCTGATCGTAAAACTGACGGTCTCGCCGTCGCCGGCGACGCCATCCGACCAGGCGCCGCGCGCGAACATTCGGTTCTTGTCCGCCTCGTACATCATAAAGCCGCAGTCTATGCATGGATACATAGCCACCTGACCGTCGTCCGACAACTGCAACCGCTCGAATACCAGCGGTTGCGGGTGGCCGCAGTGGACGCAGTCTGCCAGCGCTTCCTCTTGGGTGCCGCGCGCATACAGCTCCGCGATCGGGGACTCATCCTCGATGGTGGGCGAGCTCGGGTAGTAGGCCTTGCGGTTGCGCTCAAACGTCGTCTGCCGCGCCTCAGCCAGCGCGTGCGGCGAACCCTCGCCGTCGACGTTTTGCAATGCCCGATCGATCTCGTCGAACAGCACCCGCCTCGCGGGGAGTTCCGACAAGTTTGCCGCAGCGCCTGCCGTCACAATCGTCAGCGCGCCGCCGACGTACTCCTTGGTGTCCATCGTGTTCACCGAGTCGCGCGAACGCGGCGCCGCGACGCGTTCGCGCAGCTCCGGCACCGCCTCGATGGTCTTGCTGACGCGCGTGCTCGTGCGCTTTTGCAGCTTACCGGTGGGGAGAATCCACAGGAAGTTCGATGGCGACTGGTGCACGCTGCACGCAAACCAGTTCAAACCGACCTGCGTTTTCAGCATCTGCGATGCGCCCATCAGCACTACGCGTTTGCACGGATGGTTGTCGGACAGGACTTGCATGACGCGGCGGGCGTGCGGCGTACGGCTGGTCCGGTACTTGCCATATTCGTTGGCGCCGCTCGACTTGGGAATGATCATGTAGCGATCAGCCCACTCATCAACGGGCATGTTTGGGTCTGGCCGCAGCCCGCGCGCCACTGCAGCGCCGATGATCTGGATAGCCGGTGTCATTCCTCGGACTCCTCCAGCGATACCGCGACTTGCGCCTCGAACGCGTGCGCCATGCTCTCCAGCAGCGCACGGTGTTCTCGTTCGATTACCTCTTCGCATTGGCCGGCGTCGGCCAGGCCTGCGACGTCGCCGGCGATCCGGCGCGCGCAATTCGTCAGGCCGTCGCGCAGCGCACGCGCGATCTCGAAGACAGCGGCATCGACGTCCGCTTTCAGCAGGTACTTGCCCGCCAGCTCCGCAAGCTTGATCTCCGCGATTTCCGCTTCAGCTGCCTCACGCCGCGCGCGACTCGTCTCGTACCCTGCCCCTGCGCCAGCCGGATCATCGTTTTCCGGCGAAGCCGAAGACGCGCTATTTTTGCCAGGTTTAGTGCCGGCCCGCGCGCGCGTGTGGCGCTTGTAGAGCATGGTGGCGTATTCCTCGTCGACCTGCCCGTCGGTTACCGGGATGCCGCAGCGCTCGATGGCGGCGTAGCCCTGCTGGCGCGAAATGCCCAGCGCTTTGGCCCATTCGGAGATTTTTGTCAGGTTCGGCATGTGTTCGGTGGTGGTGTCAGGATAAGTGTCAGGAAATTATTTCAGCCGCGGCTAGCGCGGCGACGGGGTTCGAATTACCCGTGGCAGCCGATATCGCTGGAGGTACCTTGATGCAATATTGCTGAGGTACGTCGCGGCGTGGGGTTTGAAAGTGCGCCATGTCATCATCGCGCGGTGGACACGGCTTGGATGTAAGCCTTTGCGAACTCACCGGCGAACTCGTTCTTGACCGTCTGCTCGACGACATATTCAAAGTCGTACCGGGCCTCGTAGACAGCAGATCGAACGAAGATCATCACCGGCTTGATGGCGTCGCCACCGTAGAAGCGCATGCGCTGGTAGATACCCAGCGGCAGGCGGTCGCCCGGCTGGCCGACGAAATAGGCAATGCCCTGCTTTCGTTTCGACCCACGCGCCAGGCGCGCCCTGCTTTTGTCGGTCATGTTGGCCTTGTAGCCCATCTCCGGGAAGGCGCGGAAGAAGGCAAGGATTTGGACGATCTGACCTCGGCTCATGTTGCCGAAGCTGTCAAGCTGCGCCCCCTTACCTGGCACAGCGCGGTAACCCTCGGGCATGGCGCCCACCGATTGCAGTGCGCGCTCGAAGCGCTTCAGGTTCCGCTGGCCGCCGCTGACCTGCGCCGCCAGATATCTGGCCGCTGGCACCGCCTTGGTTGCATCATCCTTCAGCTTGACCTCGGCGGTGAGCCGGTTACTGGTGGCTGGCAACACGAACACTCCGCTCAACGTGTACGGCGTTGGGTTGCGGAAGACGTCGCGCATCTCCTTCACCTCCGCTTCAGCAGCACGCTGTGCGGTCTTGGTCAGCGCCAACCGGGTAGCAAACGCCACTTGCTTTGGCCCAGCTGTGCAGACCGCAGTCAGTGCTGCGATTGCATCTCGAACATTCACTGCCATTCGCTTCCCCAATTCATTTGGTTAAGTATCATCGTTGTCGCTTCATTTCCATCACAGCAGGGTTGCGCAGGGTCAAAAACAAACCCTGCTGTCCGCTAATCCGCATCTACCCTCATTCTGAGTAGGGTATGTGTGGTTAGATGGGTTATCGGTATGTATGCGCGGAGAAAATTATCGGCATCGCTAAAAAGAAACTTCACGCATACGGGCGAAAACCCTTCAAACCCTACCGACCCTACGCAAACCCTTTATTCATGCGGGTTTGCGGACAGCAGGGTTTAAACTGAACACTGCTTACCCTGCATTACGCAAGCGCACCATCAGCCCTGACATCAGCCAGCTTTCTAAATCGGTCGATCTGGTCGTCCCGGCCTTCTTTCTCCTCCGGCGTCGTAATCTCGTAGATCATGCGGTCCTTCGGCTGCTTCTTGCCGACCGACACCTTGCGCTTGACCTTGTGCTCGCGGCTGCCGATCAGGCCGCTGAACTTCGTCAGCGACAGCGGTTTCTCGCCGCTCTTGTCGCACCAACGCTTGTAGACGTTGTAAAGGTCTTCCGTCAGGCAGGTGCAGTACGGCGCGTCGAGGTAGCCGGACTTCCAGGCCCGATGGAACGACATCCAGCTGTTCAGCCCGAATTCGATGACGCGCTCTTTGGCCAGCGTCATCAGCGGCTTCGTGTGTTCATCGAATCCATCAAGGGGGAAGTTGAGCAGGAAGTGGTAGAAGGCTTCCACTCCGCCGGCGGCGATCGCTGCGCTGACGCTGTCATAAAATTCCTTCGGCTGCTTGGCGCGCGCCTCGATCACCATGAAGCGGCGATCCTCCAGCTCAATCGGGATCGGCTGCGGCTCATTGGACAGAAACGCACCATTGAGGTGATTCCGCTCGGTCCGCTCCGGCAGGTTCTTCTGATTGATGCTCATGGACTTGCCGGTGATCATGTACTTCAGCGTGCCGTTGTGGCTGTACTTATCGTCGCGCGACAGCACCTCTTCGAACAGCACGAACAGCTTGCGCGAGCGCCAGGCCGTGAACGTCGAGTCCAGCTGGTGCTGACTAGCGACGGTGCCGTAGTCACCATAGATCGGCGCCACGACATCCTGGAAGAACAGGCTCTTGCCGGTACCCTGCTTCTCGCCGAACATCAGCAGCGCGGTCTGCATCTTCGCCCCTGGATTCTGTAAGGGGAACGCAAGCCAGCGAAGTATCCAAACGACGCATTCGTCGATGTTGTCCTCCGCTCCGCACAGCGATTCCAGGAGCGCGAGGATCGGCGTCACCAGCTCTATATTGGCCTTCGGTGCGACTGGCCAGCCAAGGAAGATGTTCACGCACGACACCGGGTCCGCCTGCTGCGTCGGATCGAACACCAGGTTGCGCGCCTCTATGGTCTTGCGCAGCGCGTGTTCCTGCCACTTCGTCGTCAGCTCGGCTGTGTAGTCGGCCCGCACCGCGCCCAGCGTCATCACCTGCTGCCCGATACCATCCCAGACCGTCTCGGTCCCGCGCAGCAGCGTCAGGTGTTCCAGCATCTCGTCGAGCTTGCCGCCCCCCGCCCCCCCGACAGCTGCGCGGCCGCCGATAAGTGTCGGCAGCGAGTCGCGCATGATGGTGCGCCGCTTCGGGTTCTCATCCCACGCGGTTGCCGCAGCTCGGCCGACCCAAGCCACGAAGGCGGAGCGCTTCAGCCGCTGGCGGCGCAGGCTATCCCAAACATCGGTTGTCGGCCAGACCAGCGCGAAGTGCGCGATCAGCTGTTCGGCTGTCGGCATGACTAAGCCGGCCGCGTCATCCTCCACAGGGGGCGGGGGGGAGTCCATCGCGCCATCCGGTGCAGGTGGCAAAGGTATTTCATCGCCAGGAACGCTGGTCACTTCCTGCACGCCCTGCTCCAGCAAGCGCCGCACGATGGGCGCCAGCTGGGCACGAACTGCGTCCAGCGACTCCTCAACGTGCAGATCATTGAAGTCGCTCCATTTGTTCTCGCCCCGCGCCGCGAAGACCGGGCAGACCACATCGGCATTGCCGACGACCTTGGCCGCCGCGCGCGCACGCGAGATGCCAGCGTTCTCGAACTTGTAGGTTTTGATGCGGCGGCCGCACCGCACGTCCGCCTCGATGTAGGCCACGCCGGTGGCATCCTGCCGCCACCAGGACTTTACCGCCACCTCGTCCCCAGCGGCAGTGGTGAACGAGCGGCCTGCGCCATCGACCGGCACCGCGTCGGCGATATGCCAGTCGTCCAGCAGCATGCTGACGAAGCGCTGTATCAGTTGCCAATCGTCGTCGGCAAGGAAAAGCAGGATCGCGCTGGGGAAGTCCTCACGCAGCTGCGCAGCCACCGCAGCCAGGTTGCCGGCGTTGAACGCGACCATCACCGGGAACGAGCTACCCGTGGCGAGCCGTGACGACTGTCCGGTCGCGTAGCCCTCGCAAATGCCGATGAGCGGCGTTTCCTGTTTGACTTCGCCGAGTAGGCAACCCGCGCCGACCATATCCGCGCCGAGGTTGAAGCGCTTCTCGCCGTCGGCCGCGATTTTCTGCACGCTCACCAGCTGCGCGCGGCCGATACGGTACCGGCGCGCCGGCACCAGCAGCGTGCCGTCGCCGGTGACGCGCGCGAACTCACCGCCCACGCGCTTGCGCAGCAGGTAAGGCACCAGCTCCGGTGCATTGACGTCGCTGGCGTCGCGCCACTGCTGGCGTGCGCGGCTGGCCGCCAGTTCGGCGGCGTGCACGCGGCGCTCCTGCTCCTGCCGTTCGAATTCAGCCTGGCGGCGCTCGAAGTCGGCGCGCTCCTCGTCGGTGACGCCGCTCCAGTCGATGGTCACAGGCACGGTGTTGGGGTCTTGGCCCTGCCACAGGCCGAATGCACCAGTGACGACAATCTTGCCGGTGCGCAGGCGTACTTCGCGCAAGCGATACCAGGCTTTCTTGCCCTTGCCAAAGCGTTTGATCCGGCCATCGCGTATTGGATGGCCAGCAGGGAGCATTGGCAGGCCGTAAGCCTGCATCTGGTCTACTACTGCAGTGAGGTCCATTCGTTACTTCTTCTCGACCATGCCTTCGAGGCGCTTGACCATCTGGTTGACGGCCAGTGTTACGCGGTAGGCAGCGGCTTTCACACGCTCCACCTCGTGCTGCTCGACGATACCGTCGGCCAGGGTCGAATAGACCTCCTGGCCGACCTCACCACTCGCCGACCAGGCCATCGCGACCATTTCCAATACAGCCATGTCCGACGCCGCCGCCTCGCTGTCCACCTTGACGAAGACACCACCGTGGTTGCGGGCGAGCGCGTGCAGGACTGCGTGGTTGCCGCTCAGCGCCATCACCAGGTCAGCGTCGGCCAGCGTAGGCTTGTTGTGCTCGAAGTTCGGATTCGCTTTATTGCGCAGCACAGCTGGGACGATGCCCATGCGTGCCGCGAGCGCCTCGCAGCCGCCGGGGTAGCTGTGAACCGTAGAGTGGAAGGCGTCGAGTGCATTCATGCGCTAGTCCATTGAAAGAATGTAAGGGTTGCTAAAAAAGTATGAGATAGTTGGTGCAAGGGAATCAGGTCATCCTTGGTGCTTGCCGTCGGATGCCGGTGGGGCGCCATGCACTAAGAAGATTTCAGGCCTCGCAGCGCGAATGAACCGCAGCTGGGATTTGGGTATCCCCGTGTGCCGCCATTGCGAGACGGCACCTGCGGTGACGTCGCAAAATCGGGCCGCTTGGGCAGTCCCACCCAAATCGGCGATAACTCGCGCGGCGAACTCTGGATCTTTAATGCTCATGATGTGCCTCTGCATTTGGATTTGCAGAGTTTAGAACACTACATTGCACAAGGTCAAGCACTCTAATTGATTACTTGTTTAGAATCCTAAATATGAAACTTCTCTCTGAACGCCTAGCCTACGTCTATGCCCACCGTCCGAATCTCGAAGGCGAACGAGGGCAAATTGGATTATCCGTTGCATCGGGGGCGTCAAAGAGTGTTGTGAATCAATGGCTAGCGGACAAGATCAAGTCTCTAGATATTCGCTACGCACTTCGCCTGGAAGCGGAAACCGGCTTTTCTCATATCTGGTTGATGACTGGCGAAGGCGAACCGCAGGTGAGCGACAGTGCTCGCCATGCGGTCCTGGTAGAGAGGGACAATTCAGCGGAGATCGTGCGCTTAGTTACCATCTATAGTCGCGCCAACAAGGCGCGCCGGGAGGACATCATGCGAATGGCGGAGGTCATTGACCGGATGGATTCCACCGCTGCCAACACTGCCGATAATCAGCTTTAGTTTCGCGGGTCCGGCCGCTTTGATAGGCCGGTCTTTTACATATTGTGCCGCCAATGCAAGCATCAACTCTCGCGAATGCAAATCCATTGCTGAAAAAAGGGCGATCATTTCGGGAAGTCGGTGCATCTAGATTACCTGTTTCCATATCTTGGCATAAAACACAATATTATTGCCCATAGGTAAACATTCATCTATGAAGTAGAGGCGCAAAAGAAGTCCACTTCGGTGGATCAAATATCACCAATTATCACATTTTCACTTCCATGATGGCAGCATTTTATGCATAGAATTTCATGGAGGTGAAAAAATTGGGTGATGAAGAATCCGCCCAAAAGAAAATTATCTCAAACTGACTTCGTGAATTCGGCTGTGCGACTGCCGCCAGATCTTCATGCGGAGCTTAAAGCCGCTGCCGAAATCAACGGTAGAAGCCTGAATGCCGAAATGATTGCTCGTCTTCGGTATCGGCCATCCGAAGAGTTACTCCGAGAGATTTCGGAAATTAAAGCCCTATTGCGCGCATCACTAGATCAGCGATAGAACGTTACTTTTCGATAGATTTAACTTAATTTGTTTTCAATATAATTACCATGCGCAATAGGCGTTTTCAATGGAGAATTATGTGGAACCAATAC